AGGCGCTGACGGGGAACACCCCGCTGTCCGGAGGAGTCGCAGGACTTCATACCGGGGGCGGCTCGCCCACCCTCAACTTCAACGCCGGTTCCGTGGTCATCACCGTCCAGGGAGCTATGGACGAGAAGACGGCCAGGGACGCCTCGCAGCAGTTCATGCAGGCCCTCGCGGAAGACTCCCGGATCAAACTCATCGCGGCAGGGAACCAATGACGCTACTTCATACCTGGACGGCTGAGTAATGGCCGCCGTAAGCATCTCGGACAATGGACCATTCGACCCGCGAATCACCAGCATTCCTTTCACGCAGAGACTGGGCGGCAAGAAGAGCCTGACACGCGGGTTCATCATTCAGGAGAAGGCACAGGGCGGAGTCCGCCACAAGTGCAGTTTCCTGTACAACCCGAGCATCATCAGCCTCTCGCATTCCGTGAACAGCAATGTGGTGGTGGACGACAATGCGATCAACCCGAACGACGTTACTGGCAAGAAGCTGCTGATGCCGCTCCAGCAGACGTTGAATTTCACGCTGCTGTTCGACCGCACCTACGAACTGTGGGATCCCTCGAAGCTGCACGGAAGCACTTTTGACTGGGTTACCCGATTCGGTGTCGCCTACGACATCCTGAGCCTGTACAAGATCACCGGCATTGCTACACCTATGGCGGCCACCGGCAACGAAAGCGGCGACACCGGATCCTCGCTGGAGGCTTTCTCCAAGGGGCAGTTCAGCAACGGCCCAGCGGGACCGATGCTTTATGTGCCCGTGCACGCCGTGCTCGGAACTTCGCTCTCCTTCTACGGAGTGATTCAGAGCATGGACGTTCAGTACACCCACTGGACGCAGGACATGATCCCGTCTCGCGGCCAGGTCGGTGTCACGATTCAGATGCTCCCGGCACCGACCGTGGGGAATTCCTTTTCCTCACCGATAAAGCGCCTGGGTGGGGATGACAGTTCGGCAGTGCCTACATTCATGGGAGATGCCGACAGCAAGGTGGCGCCATTGTTCGGGAATTCTGGAAGGGGTGGACGATGATTTCTCCGGTGTCTCGCTACGTCGACTCGACTACCAAGCTGGTTGCCTCCGGCCGGGGGACGAACCTGACCCTTGTCCCTTCGCAGGCGCGCGAATGGTCCTTCAGGTTCACCTTCCACCAGATCACGGGGTCCGACCGCATCGACCTGCTCGCCGACCAGTACTACGGGGACCCCCGGCTGTGGTGGACGATTGCCGACGCCAACCCAGAGGTTCTTTATTGGGGAACTCTCACCCCCGGTCAGATCATCCGGGTGCCCAGTGTCTAACAACACCCCGGTTACGCACCTGGTCATCGGCTCCGACGTCATCAGTCGCTATATCCAGCGCGTGGAGGTCCGCGAGGGCTTCGGAACGCACTCGATGGCCATCATCGACGTCCTGGCCCCCGGCACCGCCAGGCCTGCCTACAGCGAACTGTCCCCCGTGGTCCTCGACTTCGGCCGGGCACCCAACGGCGTGGTCCGCTGGTACGGATACGTGCACCACTCCAGCGTGCTCGCGTCGACCGGGTCCAACGCGACCACCACCCGGTACATCTGCATCGGCGCCTCGCTGCCTCTGAACGTTCAGCGTGCGCGTTCGTGGAAGAATGTCAGCCCCACCTCCATCGCCCGCCAGGTCGGGCGGGAGAACGGCTTGCGGACGGTCATCTCACCATCCAAGCGTCTCCTGACGTACTGGGCCCAGAGCGGGCAGAGCGACTTCGCGCTGCTGAAGGATCTGGCAACCGAAGTCGGATACCGGTTCTGGGTGGAGGGGACCACGCTGTATTTCCTCGACCCGCGCATCCTGCTCCTGAGGCAGCACAGCCAGGACGTCCCGGTATTCACCAAGGACCAGCAGCCGGGACGGTTCGACACGTTGCAGTCGCTTTCCATCCTGACGGGAACGATGATTCCCCGGGCTAATGGAATCACCGGCACGAGCGCAATTTCCGGCCTGGACGCAAAGACGGGCAAGGTCATCAAGGCGTCCTCGTCGGCGAATTCTGGCACGGCTGCATTCCTAAATTCGATTAACACATCGAGAGCAGTAGACAACTACTCCGATGCCCAGGCCCTCGTCGAAGCCCGGACACTTGGTTCGCGTGGCTGGATCACCATGGAAGCCACCCTGTACGGAACAGCAAAGATTACCCCGGGAACGCTGGTAGGAATCCGTGGGCAGGCTGTTTCGGCGGACCAGAGGGGGCGATGGGTGGTGACGGGAACAACACACGTAATCAATCGCGGTAAGGGCAACACCGGTCTGCAATACACGACGACGGTGGACGCGGAAAGGGACCAGCCCTACGCGGTGACATTCCGAAGCGACGCCAACAAGAGATTCAAGTTCGACGCCGTACCAGGAGTTCTCAGAAACAAGCAGTTCTGGGAGTCAAGTATTTTGGAGGATGTCAATGTCGGCTGAACCAGTGCTCGGTATGTACCGCGCGAGCGTAGCCAACAACTCGGACCCACTGAATGAAGCCAGGGTCACTCTTCTCATTCCACAGATTCTGGGTACAGCGGAGAGCGCCTGGGCTGCTCCCGCTTCCCCGACCAACACCGTCCCCCCTGTCGGCGAGACGCTCTGGGTGCAGTTCTCCGGCGGGGACATCACCAAGCCGATCTACAGCCCGCTGGGTCTCAAGCAGGTCCAGGACCAGGTCGTCGACATCGACGGCACCCTCGACTTTCTGCCGCCCAAGCAGCCCACCTCCCTGACCCTGAACTCGGCGCCGTACGTCACTGGCGAGGGCAACACCCTGGCCGACCTGACGGCCGGATGGACCGCGCCCACGGAGAACCAGGACGGTACGCACCTCACCGACCTGTCCCACTACCTGCTCCAGACCTCCTACGACGGTGTCACCTGGAGCAGCGCGACCGTCACCGAGGACACCCTGGCCCACCTCGACGGGCTTCATACCGGCGTGGACATCACAGTCCGCGTCCAGGCCGTCGACGACAGCAACAACGCCTCCCTGTGGACCACGGGGTCCCTCGGCACCGCCTCGTCCACCACACCCCCGCCGGTTACCTCGAATCCGGTGGTTGTCGGTGTGCTGGGAGGCCTGAGGGTCACCTGGGACGGCCTGACAGTCACGGGCGCGGCCATGCCGACGTTCTTCGACCGTGTGCAGGTCCAACGGGACACCAGTGCGTCGTTCTCCAGCCCGGTCACGGTAGCCACCCTGCGTGGCGCCGACTTCGTCTACGACTCGGTCCAGAACTACGCGAACGCCTACTACTACCGGTTCGTCGCCTACTCCAAGACCGGGTACGCAAGCGCACCATCTGCTGTCGTCTACGGCACGGCCGTGCAGGCGGTCAACACGGACATCATCGACCACGCGATCAACGAGGTGAAGATCAAGACCGGTGGCCTGGACGCGAGTCAGGTCCTCAAGACCGGCACGATCACGGCAGCCTCCGGCATCATCGGAAACATCGACGCGGCCACCATCACCGTCGGCAAACTCCAGGGCAGCCAGGTTGCCACGGGGACGCTCACTGCGAACAACATGGCGGTGGGGACGCTCACGGCTGAGAGCGGCATCATCGCCAGCCTGGACGCCTCGAAGATTACCGTCGGGAAGTTGGCTGCCAGCCAGATCGATGCGACCAGCCTTGTCATCAGCGGTGGCAATGTGAGTGGTCCGGTTGCCAGCGCGACCACGGCGGGCAGCGCCACAACGGCCGCTACGGCTACGTCGGCGGGCAGCGCCACCACGGTGACTGGCTCCATTGGTGCAGGTGTCAGCGTTCCGGCCGGGCAGTTGAGCAACGGCACCATCCCGACCACGACCACGATCAACGGCGGCTCGATCAAGACCGGAATCATCGATGCGAGCCTGGCCAGCATCACCAACCTGGACGCGAGCAGCATCAAGGCCGGAACGCTGACCGTTGACAGACTCAGCGCGGGCTTGCAGGGCACCGTCGGCCAGAAGTTCTACGACTTCGGCAACTCGGCGAGCAAGTGGGTCAACGGCTCGACCGGAACCATGACCACTGTGGCTGTCTCCGACGCGGCCTCCGGTGGCTTCGTCATGCGCTGCGTCGGCTACCTCTCAGGCGGCTACCGGCCGGACGTGCTCATCCCCTTCGACCCGACAGTCACCTACCGCATCACCTGCCGGATCCGGCAGACCGTCGCCAACAGCACGCCGGGTACCAACCAGGCCTTCTACGCAGGCGTCACGGGCATCGCGGCCGACGGGGTAACTCTGGTCAACGTCAACGGAGCGAACTCCACCAGCAGCCAGGCCTACGCCATAGCGCGGGCCGTTCCCCTGACCGTAGGGGGCGGTTGGGTGACGTACACCGGCTACGTCAAGGGCACCGCTGCGACCGGTGACACGGGGCCCAACAACAGCCCGACCAGCCCCATGAAGCTGCACCAGAACGTCAAGTACATCAGCCCCTGCCTGTACCTGAACTACACGGGTGGTACCGGCACGGCCGAAGTCGACGTCTTCACGATCGAGGTCGTAGAAACCGGCGTCGTCGGGACACCGAACATTCTTCTCGGCTCGGTTAAGGCCGACTCGCTCGACGTCGATGCGCTGAACGGAAAGACGATCAACGGTGTCACGATCACCGGATCCAGCACCGTTACCGGCGCGGTCCTCCGGACCGCAGCCAGCGGTAACCGTGTGGTCATGCAGAGCACGACCCGAAGCGGCCAGTCCGTGGGGGAGATCGACCTCTACACCGAGGTCGCCACGGATACACCAGGCACGGTCACGGCGTTCGGGCCTATCGACGGCGGTAAGCGGAGTCTTCAGTTGAAGGCACCCGCGATCTCCGGCGCCACGGACATTCCGACGATCAACCTGACCTACGAGCCGGAAACTCCGGCGTCGCGTATTGAGGTCAACGCCGAGACGACCTACACACAGGACCTGGTAGTCATCGGGACCCTGAAGATGGCCGCAGGCACGGTCTACGCCGACCCCTCCTGGAACACCTTGTCGTACGCCACCGGCTGGAGCGGATTTGGCAGTTCGTTCGGCACCGGGCGGTACCGCCTGATGCCGGATGGGAGTGTCATTCTTCGTGACCTGGTCAAGCGGACCGCCACGACGACCGTGACCAATGGGGAGGTGGTGGCAACCCTGCCCGCCGGATATCTGCCGCTCACGACTGCCCAGCAGAATTTCTATGTGGGAACCTCCACTACCGGCGGCACGCTCTCCCTCAACGTTCAGTCGAACGGACAGATCACGGTCAACAATATCTCTGCTGGCGCCTCGACGTACCTGTCTGCCGGTACTGGCTACATCAGCCTGAACGGTATTCAGTTTTTCCTGGACTGATCGCCGACCGAATTTAGCCAGGACCCCGGCATAGCCGGAACGGGATTGCCGTCTCGGTAGGCGGCGCTAACACGGCTTCTCTGCAACCTGGGAGAATTCCGGTATGCCTACCGAGATAGCAATCCCGTTCCGCCTTGCGTCCGATGGGACGATTGCGGTGGAGACGAATCCGGACCGGCAGATCGACCAGCATGTACGGGCGCTCATCGGCACACAGCCGGGAGAGCGGGTCATGCTCCCGGACTATGGAGTGCCGGTGGCCGATCTGCTCTTTGACCCGGACGCCTCTTTCGTGGCCCAGGAAGTCAGCCGGGCAGTTGAAAGGGCCTTTACGGCCTACGAGCCCGGTGTTGTACTCCGGCGGGCTGTTCCCGTTCCTGACGCGACCCAGCAGTCCCTCGCACGCATCGACGTCGACTTCATGCGCCGCGATTCCGGCAAGTCCCCTTCCAGCATCGCGGTCCAGACGAACACGGCCATCGTCCGAGTGGGCGGCGCAGTGAGCGAGGTAATCAGTGGCTGACACTCCGGCCGTGGACTACACGTCCCGCGACTACGAGGGCTTCAAGGCCTCCCTCCTTGACTTCGCCGCCCGCGCCTTCCCCCAGTGGGTCCCCAGCAGCGAAGGCGACTTCGGTGTCGTCCTGGTGGAGCTGATGTCCTACATGGGCGACAGCCTGTCCTACTACGGTGACCGGCTCCAGCAGGAGTCCTACCTGCCAACCGCCACCCAGCGCCTTTCCCTGCTCCAGATCGCCGACCTCCTCGGCTATCCGGTGAGCAACGGCGTCCCCTCCACCGGCACCATAACGTTCCAGACCGCCAACCCTGGCCCGGCCGTCACCGTTCCTGCGGGCACCCAGGTAGTAACCGACTTCATCGAGTCTCTCGACAGCCCCATCGTCTTCGAGACGAACTCCGACATCACCGTGCCCATCAACGGCGGCACCGCCACCGTAGGTGTCACCCAGGGATCCTCGCGGACGCAGGTGAACGTCGGCACCAGCTCGGGCTTGCCCGTGCAGGAGTTCCGCCTCCCGGACATCCCGGTGATCAA